CTAAAGCTTGCCGAGCGTGGAGGTTGATTTGTGCCTGTACTGAAGATGGACAATCTGAAACCCTGTAGAGGGGACCCGCATGCGAACCAAGGTAATAATGGTGGTCCTGAACGTCCACTGGAGTAGTGTTGTCCCATCTTCGGTGGTTTCGCGGGGCATGCCATATTTTTCGACGAGCAGCCCGCTGAGCTTATAAAACACAGCATCGGTGTTGTCGGCGTGGTGGCAAGGGCTGATCAGGACGGTTTGTAAGTGATCATCCGGTCCAGGAACCATATACACTCGGAATTGCGTGCCTGCAAGATCCATTGATCTGATACCCACTCGTGCATGATTCACCTCGTCCGGATGGTTGAAGCGGACTACCTCGCCGCCGAACGCCTTGATAATTTCCAGATCCGTGTTTCCCCATCGAGCTTTAGACCAACCCGCAGGGTCTTCGACCAGGAGGTTTAAGGAATTCTGAGATTTTGAATGTCCGAAGCCCAGAGACGCAGCAGTGATGGAGACAGTCATGACGATTATTGCCGTTATGGTGAGAGATCTGGAGGTCATCGAACTTGGAGTGCCTCCTGGGCGAAATTTATATCAGGCAGTTTTCCGGCGGGTGCGTTTTACGCTAGAAACTGGTTTGGTAATTGGTTTGCTAGGGGGGGGGTAGCGCAAATTATTGAGAGTGGGCGCGCTTGTCTGAGGACGGGTAGGTTCAGAGACAAATCACCCTTTTCAACGCTGGCACCTGCTGCGATGCGCCTGAACAGATCCGTGCGGCGACGTTCGTTCTCAACCTCACCCGCAAGAGCCATGCGGAGATCGCGCTGAGTCACTCTATCCATTTGGATAGTCTAGGGAAACCCCTCAGATCCCGCACAGATGGGCTGGGAAATTTCTCTGACTATGATACACAGACGTCAGAAGAATTTCAAGCTGGTAATTACACTTTCCTGAACCAATTTTTCCATACTCGTGTCGGGCGTTTTCTTGAGCATCCTGCTCAATGCGGCGTGTAGTTTCGCGGCTCCATCTGTCTCTTTTTCACCGCCAAGATAGGCGCTTATCAGACGCTCCATGATGGCCTGGATTGAGGTGTTTTCCTTGATGGCCTGATGCTGGAGTTGTTCGTGTAGCTTTGGACTCAACCGCAAGCTGACTTGCGCTCTGTTGTCAGCCATTTACGAAAGCTCCCTCTTTTCCGTTGATTTTTCTGTTGACAGCGTGGCAACTCAGTCTACATAATGGTGTCACGATCAACACTGAATGTCCACTAAAGAATCCATCACAGAGATCAGAATAGCCGAACGGAAGAAGATCCTCAAGGCCCATCGGGGTTTGTTGGCGCAGGCTGTTCGTGAACTGAGTCTCATGAAAAAGATCGGCCTGACGGCTGTTTCAGCAGCCTACTGGAGAAGGAAGGGTGAGCGGAGCGCGTCGCCAAGGGCGGAAGCGTTGCTGTTGAAGCGAATCAGGGAGATCCAAGCGGCGGATCGTCTGGCCATAGAAGCCCAACACCAGACAGAATCGGTTGCATAATGCGCGCCCTGCTGTCCGTGGGCGAGGTAGGGGAACTGATCGAACGATCGCCTAGAACTGTGCGTCGGGCGGACTTCGTTACCCAGCCTGCTAGCGAGCAGTCAGGCAACGGCAAGGTCGCAAACCTGTACGAGTTGGCGTCACTGTCGCCGGATGCACAGCGGGGCTGGGCGGCGCGGCAATCCAAGGTTGTAGAGCTGCTGTCGGTGAAGCCCGCGGCGGGGCAACTGGCGCTGGCGCTTACATCTCCCGTTGGTCCCAACCTCAGCGATGAGGATAAGGCGGAAGCACAGCGGCGCTATCAGGTGATTGAGGCGCTGATCGAGCCGGACAAGTATTATCTGCTGTGGGTGGAGTGCCGGCGCAGCAAAGTGGCGCTGGTGAAGCGGCTGGCGGAACTGCACTCGACACGGCCGCGGACCATCTATCACTGGGTGAAGGCGTGGAAGTCGAACGGCCTGCCGGGGCTGGTCGCCAAGGATCGCGCGGACAAGGGGAAACCGAAGGCGCTGAACACGGCGGCGCTGGATTTCCTGCTCGCCGCGGCGCTGCCACACAAGGGCAGCTACGGCCAGTTGAGCGTGAAGGAAATCTTCCGCGCGTACGGCGAAGAGCGGACTTGGCGTGCATCGCATGCGCACACCATTCTCGGCGACTTTGAACTGCGCAAGTACGCGCGCTACCTGGACTCCACGGGCCGGCTGTCCTCCGCTGCCCAGCTTCCGGCCGCCTCCTACGAGACCTTTAGAAGCTGGTTCCACAAGATTCCCGACGTCCTGAAGGTTATGGCTCGCGACGGCGAGGAAGCTTTCCACAACACGCAAGAGATCCTCAGTTTCCGCGCAATATCCGACATCCGGCCTTTGGATTACGTGGTGATGGATCACCGCCGGCTGGACATCTTTTGTCTCGCGCCGGACCGGGGAGGGTGGAGGCTAGTCAGGCCATGGTTGACGGCCGCGATCGACATGCGGACGCGCAAGTGGCTGTCGTGGGCGATTGTGGAAAATCCGTCCAGCGACTCGATCGCCAGCGTGTTGAAGCGGGCCTTCCTCGATTGGGGATTGCCGGGCGCCGTGTACTGGGACAACGGCAAGGATTTTACGTGCGAGTGGCTGGAGGGTGGCCGCCCGAAGACGCGCAAGGTTGGCGGGGTGAAGGAGTTGGAACCGGCGATCCGCGGCGTGATGGGGAGCCTGGGAATCCGGGTGCATCACGCGATTGTGCGGCGGGCGCGGTCGAAGATCATCGAGCCGAATTTCACCAACGTGGCCAACTTCGATCGGACGTTGCCATGGTGGTGCGGGCACCGGCCATCGTCGCGTCCGGAACGCTTTGCGGATCTCACCGCGAAACACGAAGCGTGGCTCGGGGGCGCACCGGAACCGGCATTTCCAACCATCTCGGAAGTGGCCGGTATCTATGACGAATTTCTGGCGTCGCTGAACGAGCGGGAGCACTCCGGCGAAGGCATGCGGAAGATTACCGTTACGGGGCGCGGGTGGATGGCTCCGAACGAATGCTGGGAGCGCGAGATTTCCAAGGTGGAACGGAAGAGGGTGCCGGACGAGGTGCTGCAGTTCTGCTTTGCGAAGCGGCGGGATCTGACGGTCAGATCGGGCGAAGTCAAGGCCACGTTCGGCGGCAAACTATTTCACTACCGGCTGGCGGATGCGTCGCTGCGGTTGATGAGCCTGAACGGATGCGAAGTGCAACTGGCTTACGATCCGTTCGACCTAGGCACGGCGGCGCTGTATTACGAGAACCGGTTTGTGGGATTGGTGAACTGCGTCGAGTTGCGGCGCATGGGCGAGCAGGCGTTTGTGCAGGACGAAAAAGACCGGCGCACGGCGCGGCGGGAGGTAAAGAAATTCATCACGGCCGTGCACCAGGCGGTGCCGGTGGCGGATCACGCGGAGCGGGCGGCGCGGCGGCGAGAGGTGGCCGTGAAACGCATCGAGCCGGCGCGGGCGGAAGTGGAAGTGGCGGTGGGTGGCGGAGTGGCTGAGGCTGCGGAATCGGCGCGAACCGAACGTAGTTTTTCGTTTGCCTTGGCCGGGAGTGACACGTCGATCGCGCGGGCGAACGCGGAGGCGTATCGGGACGATGATCCCGAGGATGGAAGTTTTGAGTTTTTCTCAGGGGGACAAGCATGAGCAGGGAATTCAGGATTGTGTGGCGGGATCAGCCGACGCCCGGAGAATGGCGGGACCGCGAGTTTATCAGCGCGAGCTTTTCGGAAGCTGAGGCGTTCTGGGAGGGAATGGTGAAGCTACGAGCGACGGGCGATATCGGGAGCCTGAAGCTGTACACTCGCCCACTTGCCACATGGGACTTGTTGGACAGGTTTCCGGGCGTGGAAGTATGACCAACCATCTGCCTGATGCGGTGTGCGACAAGTTGCGCGGCGAGGTGAAGGCTTTGCTGGAGAGCAGGCCGGATCTGACGTCGCTGGATCTGGCGGGCTACACCACGCTATCCGATTCCGCGGTGAAGAGTTTCATCAACGGGCAGATTCGGGGCGGCCGGGACGTGGTGGGCGAAGTACGGCGAGTGCTGGAACTGGCCCGCGCCGGCGATATTCTGCGGCCAGGCGGTCCGGGAGATTCGCTAGTGCTATCAGAGCGGCCGTCGCGCGTGGTGCGGGTGGTGAAGGCCAAGAAACTGTACTCGACGCAGACGGTGGCGCGCGTTGCGGAAGTGCTGGATTTCTGCGCGGAGAACTGCACTATCGGCGTGATCACGGCCGGCTTCGGGTGCGGCAAGACGGAAGCAGTGGCGGCTTGGCGGTGCAAGGGCGGGCGGTACATCGAAACGCTGGTTTACGAATTCGACGAGTTTTCCTCGCACAACAAAGTGGACTTCATCGGCGGGCTGGCGAGCGAGTTCGGGCTGGAGCACGCCGGCGGCTCGGCCGGCGGAGCGCGGACATTCCGGGCAGTGTGCAAGTACCTCAACGAGAATCCCTGCCTGCTGGTTTTCGATCAGTGCGAGACGCTGCGAGTCAACGTTTTTCAGGTGATCCGGCAGCTCTGGGACCGCACGCATGAGGCTGGCGTGGGCGTGGTGCTGCTGGCGGCGCCGATCCTGCTGCAACGCATGAATGGGTCGAAGCTGGCGGACCTGGGGGCGCTGACGTCGCGCGTGGGCGTGTGGGCGCCGTTGACGGGAGTCAGCAAGCAGGAGATGGCCGCGATCGTGAAACAGGAAGGCATCACGGACGTGGAAGAGGCGGCGTTCGATCTTTGGTGGAAGGCCACGGGCGGATCGATGCGGCGGCTGATGCGGGCAATCGATTTGCTGAAGGCGAAACACCAGGGGAAGCGGATCAACGAGCGCACCATTACGGGGATCGCGGGACACCTTTGGGGCCTCCAGGTGGCGGCATGATCAACCTGGGGCCGGGGGAAATTTTGGGACTGGAAGCTGCTATGACGGCGATGAAGGAACTAGCCGAGGGTGCAGCGTCAACAGCCGCTTCGATTGAGCGGGCGTCCGAGAGGAGGAAACAGCACTTGGCGGGGGTGTGCGCGTTCACCGACGACGACATCGAGTTCTTGACCGCGATGGGAATCGGCGATGCGCAGGTGCATCGGGTGGTTTCGTTTATGGAAGAGATCGGGCTGCATTACATTTGCGCGGCCTGCAAGGCGGGGAAGCACGGCGAGTGGGAGCCTGACGGCTGCGATTGTTTCTGTCATCCTCTGGCGAAGACAAAGGCCACGCCATGACGCCGACGTGGTGGTGGCTTGGCTTTTGCGGGACGGGGCTGGATCTGAAGTGCCTGGGCGCGATCGCGATCACCGCGGACGATTTGGCGGACGCTGCCAAGGCGGTGAAAGCTGGCAGGCTGTGGCCGGAGGGCGGAAAGTGTTATGGCGGGAAACTGACCGACGCTGCGCTGAAGAGGATTCCGAAAGGGCTGCGTGGGCGGTTACTCACGGAGGCGGAAGTGAAGCGCTGTGGGATTCGGGGCACGTCGATGCTCTGGGTTGAGGTTCCGGAATGACGTCGTTCGAAGACCGGGCGGCGATGCGGAAAGAGAAGAGTTCGTGGTGGCCCATGTTGCTGGTAGGCGCATGGGCCGCGCTCCAGATCTGGAGCTTTTGGCGGTAGTTGTTCGGAAGGGTTCGTTGTGGGCAGACCGAAGAAGGCGACGGCGGTGTTGTCGTCGCTGGATGAGTGTAATGATGCGATGCGTCGGCTGTTGCTGGCTACGGTGACGCGGGAAAAGTTGATCGCAAACCGGGATGAGCAGTGCGTCCGGGTCGCCAAGTCGTTCGAAACCGAGATAGGCGAGGTCGCCGGGATGGAACAGGACCTGGCGGCGCAGTTGGAAGAGTACTACATCACGCACCTGCCGGAGGTGGAAACCCCGCAGAGGCGAAGCGTGAATCTCACCTACGGCACGATGGGGCGGCGACTCAGTCCGCCCGCACTGAAACCCCGAAACAAATCCTTTACCTGGAAAGCAATCAAGGTGCTGCTGCGCGGGCTTGCGAATGGCGAGCGCTTTTTCCATGTGCCGACAGACCCGGAGCCGGATAAGGAACGCATCAAGAAAGAGCTGTCCGAGGAAGAGCTTGCGGCATGCGGGCTGAAGCTGGAACAGGATGACGAATTTTTTATTGAGTTGAATCGGGTGGTGGCCAGTGTTTGACGATCCGTTCGTGAAATCGAAGGTCGAGCCGTCCGAGATGGAAGTGGTGATCGGGCGGATTATCTGGGGGCACGCGGGGCGGGTGAATCCGATCTCGATCGCTGAAATTAAACGGCAGATTTCGGACCCGAAGCTGAGCGTGCGGACGGTAAAGAACGTGGTGGAGCAGTTGCGCGTTATGCACCGGCTTCCGATCGGTGCGTCGAGGGAGGAGCCGTTTGGATATTTCCGGATCGTGGATGCAGAGGACCGGGCGGTGGCGGTGCGGCCGTACCGGAAACAAATTCTGACTATGTGGCGGACGTTGCGCACGCTGGACTCGGCGGAGCGGTGCCGGGAGCTGCTGGGGCAACTGACGCTGGAGTGATTTTTATGGACGGAAAAGTACGAGTGCTGGTTTTCGAGATGACCGGGAGCGATGCCACCCTCCAAGAGGCGCTGCGGGTGGCGGGGAAGGCGATTGGGACTGGAACCGACTCCCTTACGGTCCCGGCTCGGCCGGATGTGGCGGAGGCGAACGCGCCGGACGGCGGGACTGCGCCGGGGCGTGCGGAGTTGGCGGCGGCGCATGTCGCGCGTAGAGCAAAGGCGCAGTTGAGAGGGGCGAAGACTGAACTGGATTGCCTGCCGGCTGGACGAGGCAGCGGGACACCTTCGCCGGTGCAAGATCTTTGTTTGGCGGCGCTGGCCGTACGGCCGTTTAACAGCAGTGGCGTGCATGTCTGGGCGGAGAAGAAGTCCGGCAAAACGATTCCGATCGGCTCGATTTACGGGTGCCTATCGACGCTGAAGAAAAAGGGCGTTGTCAAGAGCGGTGACGATGCTGACGGGAACCGCATATGGTCACTAGCGGGATGAAGAGCGGGGCCATTTTCGTTATTGCTGTGTTGATGCTCGGCATGTTGTGGGAGATCACGCTCCAGCGGGCGTGGGACCAGGGGTTTGCGGCGCACAAGCCGGATGCACAGGTACTCCCGTCGTGCACTTGCACGATTCAGCCGCTTGGCGACTCGGGAGCGGCGGCGCGACTCGGTTATGGGTGCGGTCCGGAGGCGAAGAAGTGAGTGCCGGCACGCAAGTATTTTTTTACACCGGAAATCCGGGAGGAACTGCGGCTGGCGTACTGCCACAAGAAGCACGAGCTAACCGCAGCGCTGGACCGGCTCGCAGTGAAGACCGAGTGGCCGCGCTCAGCGTTCAAGCGGGAGGCCGCGCTTCAGGGGTGGACAACGCGGGATCATCAGCGCGGTTGGACCGGGGCCGAGGAAGAGTATCTGGCGGAGCATATTGGCCGCGCTTCTATCAAGTGGATCGCCGCGAAGCTCCGGCGAACGTTCGAGTCGGTGCGGGCCAAGGGCGAGCACCTGAGGCTGTCCAGGCGGGCGCAGGAAGGCTACAACATAGCCGATCTGCAACAGGCGTTCGGAGAGTCGGCGGCGACGATCCGCAGGTGGATGGAGCGCGGGTTGTTTGGGAAAGTGCATCGCTGGGACGGCCATCGGGTGAAGGAACTGAACGTTCAGATTTTCATTCGCGATCACACTGCCGAGTACGATCTCAGGCGGGTGGACCAGGCGTGGTTCAAGGGGTTGGCATTTTGGGCGAATCAGAACTCAGGGCACGGGCGTTCCGCGCGGTCCACGTTGAAGGATTGAAGCGGGGGTTCGATCATGACGGGCTGCGGGATCTGGCGAAGGAACGGTTTGGAGTCGCGTCGATGAGCGAGATGAACGTGACGCAGCTTTTGGATTTGTACAAGGGCTGGACTGGCAAGGGATTCGTGCGTAAGGGCAAGCTTCCGGAGCGGGGCGTGGTGGAGACGGCGATGGTTTCCGGGAGGGACCTGGACACGCTGGAACTGGAATTTGCGGAGCGCGGGTGGGGGAAGGACACCCAAGAGGCGTTTATCCGGCGGCAGTTGCGGGGGCGCGTGGAGATCCGGACGCGGGCCGATTTCTCGCGGGTGTTCTATGGGATTCGGGCAATGAACAAGCGGGTGAAAAAGTGACCGGAGACCTCTCCATAGTAGAGCGGGTGGTGGAAAACCTGGGGGTCTCAGGACTATTGATCTTCGTGGTTTACAGGCTGATGGACCGTTGGGCCGCGAAGTTTCTGGCAGGGCATCTGGCGCAAGGGACAGCGATCGCGAAACAGGCCGAAGCCATGGCGGTGCAGGCCCAAGCGTTCCTGCAATTGTATGAAGGCCATAAGGAACTGACGCTGGCGGTGCGGGTGGTGGCGGTGAAAATGCGGCGAGTCCTAAAGGAACCCGCCTCAGACATGGAGCTGACTATGCTTGCCGAGCTACAGGCTCGCGCGGAGCTTGAGGCGGAGAACTATAAAAAGGAGCGGCCGCCACATGAATAAAGATCTGGAGAAAACGCGCAAAGCGCAAGAACGGGGGGACGTTCTCAGGACCCTGGCTGAGGACTATGCCGCGGAGATGACCAGCGTCCGGACGCTGATCGGGACGATGGACGTGATGGGCATTCCGCTGGAGCGGAGCGACCTGGAGGCACACCTAGTGTACCTGGCGCAACAGGGACTGGTGGAGCTGTGGCGGGCGCGCGACATGCCGAGCTTCCGCACTGACCGGGAGAACGGGATCAGTCCGCATGCGCTGTTGTTCGCGAAGCTGAGCGCGAAAGGATTGCAGTTGATCACCGGGGTGGCCGAAGCGGACTCGATGGTGATTTTTTAGGCCAATGACGGAGCGGATGGTGCACAAGGCTACCGACGATCTGGCGCCCGAGGCGGTGCGGGTGATGGTGAACGGCTTCCGGGGGAAGTTGACGGCGGCGGCGATCGCGGGCCGGTTGGCGGAGATTGACGTCGAGGTTCCGGAGCGGACGATTGCGCGGCGGGCGCAGGAATGGCGGGCTTTGGAGGCCAGAAGGACGGCGGCGCGGGAGCAGATGACGGCGATGGTGGAGGCAATGAAAGAAGGCAACCACACAGCGTCGGAGATGATCCAGGCGCTGGCGACGGACGCGCTGATCAATGACCCGGATGCGTTCTCCGGGGCCGATCCTCTGAAGGTGCAGTCCCAGAATTTGAGGGCTGAGGAGCTGCGGTTGAAGCGGGAGGAAATGGAGCTTCGGCGGAAGGCTCAGGAACTGGACGAGAAGAAATTCACGGCGTTGCAAGAGAAGTCGGTGCGGGCGCTGGCGGAGACGGTGGAGTTGGAGAAGAGGGCGGAGAGCGGGGAGACGATCACGCCGGATCAGTTGCGGCGGATTCGCGACATTTACGGGTTGAAGGTTTGATGGCGAAGCTGAAAATCACGTTCGGGCCCAAGGATCTGGCGAACCCGGAGTGCCAGGCATGCCTAGGTACCGGGCAAGTGTGGCTATCTCCATCGCGCGGGAGGGCTGCGGAGGCGCGGCCGCTGGTGGCACGGAGCTGCCGGTGCGTGTCGCGGGCGATGTTCCGGATTTGCTGGGAGAGGCAGCGCTTTTACCCCGGCGCGAGGCGCACTGCCGTGGACGGGGAATATGCGGCGGACCTGGCGCTGTCGGCACGGCGCGAGCTGGCGGAATTGGAGTGGCAGATTTTCCGGCTGCACTTTTTGGAGGGCTTCAATTGTCCCGTTTGCTGCCGCCTGCTAGGGGTGGATCGCGGGACGTTTTTCGGCCGCGTGTACCGGATCGAGGAACTGCTGGGCCAGGCGTGGGCGACGTTGCGGCCGTATGCGCTCTATCCTCCCTATGAGTATTTCGTGCAAAGGCGGGGAGTGGCGGCATGACGGCGACGGCGGCGGTTCCACTTCAGGACTGGCAGAAACGCTATGTCGAGGATGGATCGCGGCGAAAGCTGCTGGTGAAATCCGTGCAGGTGGGCGGATCGTTTGTTGCGTCGCTGGAGTGCGCACTGGACACGGTGGAGCATGGCGGGTTGTGGATCATGCTCAGCGCGTCCGACCGGCAGTCCATGGAGTTGATGGAAAAAGTGAAGATCCACACAGCGGGCTGGGGAGTGGTGACGAAAACCGGGTTTTTCGAAGACACCAGCATCGTGCAGCACACGGCGAAGTTTCCGAACCGGGGACGGATTCTAGCGCTGCCGGCCAACGCGGATACGGCGCGCGGATTTTCGGGAAACGTGTTGTTGGATGAGTTCGCGATCCACCGGGACGCGAAGGCGATCTGGAAATCGATGGTGGGGCGCACGATGCGCGGCTACAAGCTGCGGGTCCTGTCGAGCTTCAAGGGGAAGCAGAACAAGTTTTTCGACCTGGCCAAGGAGTGCGGGCTGGAAAAGGGCGAAGAGCCGGTGGTGCAACCGGTGCATGCGGGCGTGTGGAGCGGGCACTGGGTAGACATCCACATGGCGGTGCGCGAGGGGCTGGAGGTGGACATCGACGAGCTGCGGGCGACGGTGGGCGACGACGAGATTTGGATGGAGGAATTCGAGTGCGTTCCTATCGACTCGGCAATGGATTTTATTTCCTTCGATCTGATCCGCGGGTGCGAGACGGACGAGGCCACGACGGAGTTTGATTACGTCAAGCGGCCGGAGCAGTACGCGGGGTTCGATATCGCTCGGCGGCGGGATTTGTCGGACATCTGGATTTTGAGCCGGGAGCCGAACGGGTTGCTGACGCGCGGGTTGATCTCGATGCCGCGCATGAAGTTCAGCGACCAGAAGGCGATCGCGTGCCGGGTGGCGGCTTGTGTGGACCGTTTCGATATCGATCAGACCGGTATCGGAATGAACCTGGCGGAGGATTTGAAAGAAGAATTTCCGGGCGTGGTGGAAGGAGTGGATTTCACCGGTGCGAAGAAAGAAGCGCTGGCCACGGCGACGAAGACGGCGTTCGAGGACCGGCTGATCGGGATTCCGGAGAACGCGGTGATCAGGCGATCGGTCCAGGCGGTGAAGAGGTACATGACGCCGGCGGGGAATATCCGGTTCGATGCGAACCGCACGGATGCGGGGCATGCGGATGAATTCTGGGCGCTGGCGTTGGCGATCGAGGCGGCGGGCGAGAAGCGCGGGTACGTGGCGGCGGCCGACTGCGAAGTGAATGCGCGGACGGTGATAGGGGAGTTGATGGAGGCGGCGTTTTGACGATTCTTGACCAGCTTCGTGAATTCGGGCCGATTCCCCCGTCGGCCCTGAAAAGGAAACCGGTGGGCAGCGGGGCGGTTACGCATCCGAAGCCGCGATCTGGGGGCATGACTGTTGAGCGGGAGACTTTTTTACGGGCGGCGGTTTGGCTGGGGCAAAGGCTGGGAGCGAAGAAAGCATCGTGAGCAGGTTTAAGTTGCCGCAATGGATGCAGTTCGCGGAAAGGCAGGTTGCGCCGGCGGCCAGTGCGACTTCACGTCCGGAGATAGGTGAGTTGGGGGCCACCGGAACGCCGATCTTTGGCGGGTTTTTGCGGGAGATGGGCGAATACAATTCCGACTTGTCGGGGTTGGCGGCTTACTCGACCTACGAGAAGATGCGTCGCGGGGATGCGCAGGTTGCGGCCACGCTGATGGCAATGAAGCTGCCGATCCGCACGGCATCGTGGACCGTCGTGGTACCGGAAGACGCCAGCGATGTGGAGAAAGCAGCCACGGAGTTTGTCGAGCACTGTTTGTTCGAGCGAATTAATTTTGACACCGCGCTGCAGAACGCGCTGCTGATGCTGGATTTTGGGGCGGCGGCGCACGAGGACGTGTGGGAGATGGAAGGCCAGCAGGTGGTGCTACGGAAGCTGGCGCCGCGGCTGCCGCTGACGTTTTACAGATGGATCACGGAAAGCAACGGGGACGAGCTGCAGGCCATCGAGCAGCTTGGATACCGGGGCGGGCAATACGTGCGGGCGGAAGTGCCGGTGACGAAGCTGGGGCTGTTCACTTACCGGCAAGAGGGCGCGAATTTCGCGGGGCGGAGCGCACTGCGGGAGATGTATCAGCCCTGGTACATAAAAAGCAATCTTTACAAGATTGACGCGATCTCCTGCGAGCGGAACGGCATGGGCGTGCCCACGATCATCATGGGCGAAAACGCGAAGAAGGAAGACCGGGATACTGCCATCACCTGGCTGGAGCAGCTTAGCGTGCACCAGAAGGCGGGACTGCTGCTGCCGTTCGGATGGCTGTTCAAGTTGGAGGGAGTGACGGGGGTGACGCGCGATGCGAAGGATTCGATCGCGCACCATAATTTGATGATTTCGATGGCTGGTCTGGCGCAGTTCATGATGCTGGGCCAGGCGAGCGCGGGCGGATCGCGGGCGCTGGGGAAGACCATGTCGGATTTCTTCTACATGGGCCTGCAGGCGACGGCGGACTACGTGGGGAGCACCATGTCGCTCAGCACCGTGAAGCGGCTGGTGGATTTTAACTTTGCGGGAGTGGTGAATTATCCGAAGCTGATTCCTCAGCAAATTTTGTCGGTTTCGTTTGAAGGGCTGGTGGAGGCGTTGCGGTACCTGGCAATGGACCGGGTGGACGTGTTGCGGCCGGATGACGACACCGAGGCGTGGATGAGGCAGCAGATGGGCGCGCCGAAGATGGGGGTTCCAAGGTTGCCGCGGCCGACAGCGGTTACGGAGACGGTGACGGGGCCGTCGAGTGGCGACGACGGGGAGGAGAATGCGCCGCCGGAACCGGCGTTGAAAGGGACCGACTCCCTTACGGTCGCGGTTCGGAAGCTGGTGGGTGGAGCGGCGGTGCGGAGGGAGCCGGTTGGGTACGAGAAGTTTTTGGCGCTGGATGAAATTGTGTCGGCGCTGGACAAGGGAAGGGATGAGGTGGCGGCGGCGTTGCGCGCGGCGCGATCGCGGGTGCAGGCGGAGATTGTCCACAAGCTCATGAATGTGCCGGTGCGGAATATGCATCGGGTGTCGGTTGCGCCGGATGAGAAGTTGACGGCGGCGATCGAAGCGATTTTGAATGGCGTGTACTCGTTCGGTGTCGCGCAGGTGGCGGGCGAGAAGGGCAGGCAGCGTCCGGGCAGCGCGGCCACCGTGCGCATGGCGGACAAGCGAGATCCGCTGGGCGTGTATGCGGACGGTGTGGTGAGTGAGTTCACCAACGGACTAACCGCGCGGGCGGCGAACGTGGCGCTGGATTACAGGCGGCGGCCGGGGGCGCTGACTCCGGGGGAAATCATCCGGCAGACGGAAGACGACCTGGATTCGCAGAGCGACAAATGGATCGACGGAGCGGCGTCGAAAGGGGCCAATGAAGCGTTCGCGGACGGGCGGGCGGACGGGTACGGGGAGCACGCCGATGAGATCAAGGAAGTGATTTATTCCGCGCTGTTGGATATCAACACTTGCGAAGAGTGCGCGGGCGCGGATGGGGAATCGGGCGAGACGCCGGACGATATTCCGGATGTGCCGAACCCGGATTGCGAAGGCGGGGACAAGTGCCGGTGCGTGCATGTTTACGTTTTTGCGGATGAGGGCAAGTAACAAATTCAAGGAAAGGAGCCAACGGGAAATGACACGAGACGATAAGCCGAAGCCGCCGGAAGAAAAGCCGGATCCGCCAAAGCCGGGCCAGAAGTAATCGCTCCGGAGAAGGGGGCGGCGAACTGGCAGACGCCGCTCCTCCACTTCCGGAGGTTGGAGCGGAGAAAGGATTTTGGAACATGGCAACGAAGAAGGCCGCTCCGCGCGGCACAGTGAAGAAAAAACCAGCGGGCGCGGGGACCGCTGCAACCCAAAAGGAGAACACGACGATGAAGGGAATCACGGTGGCGACACCGATCGATTGGAGCGGGTATACCGTCACCAATGCGGCATTTAACGGCACGCTTGACCAAGCGCACCGATTACAGGGAATTCTGAGGCGGGCCAGATTCGCGGCCGCGCGGGTCTTCGCGAATCACGCGGTGCAAGGGAGATTGCTGAGCATCCCGGAATTGGATGCGCTGCAGGAAGCGGAGGCGTCGGGCACGTTGGCCAGCGAGGACACTTTGAAGGGCCAGCAGCAGAGGACCGACATTGAAACCGCGGAAGGCGCGGCGGCGCAAGGATTGGTGGGCTGGGACGGGCCGGGAATCTCGCTGAAGAGCGAAGGGCTACCGGCCGATTTGCGGATCAACCTGATGGTGGATCTGAAGCGGAACGCCGAAGACACCGCGAAGAACATCAACGTGGCGGAGACGATGGACAAGTTCGATCGCACGATGGATGCGACCGGCGGGGACGTGGTGAAGGCGTTGAAGGAACTGCTCACGCAGCCCTGCCAGTTGTTCGGGCTGTACGTGGACCAAGTGCTAGCGGACTACTGTTATCCGCTGCCGGGAGTGCGGGAAGCGGTGGCTTTGGGCACGCCGGAAATCGCGGCGTAAGTGGAGGGGTGGGGGAGCCGGTGTTGAGAGAAGCACCGACTCCCTTACGGTCGCGGCTCGGTTACGGAAGCGGAATTTCGGTGGAAAGAAGAGGCGGAACGCGATGGAGCATTTGATCGGGGAATTGACGCGGCTGGCGCAGATGCTGGAGAAGGGCGAAGCGGACATGAACGAGCCGGCGACTCGGAAGGCGGCGGCGGAGATTATGCGTGCCGCAGTGGAAGTTCTGCTGGAACAGGAGCGTGCAGCGTGAGCGCCGCCATATTGGAAACCCCGGTTTTTATGATCGATCTTAGCCGGCTGGCTCTGGGGGAGCGGACGCGGATTCCCATTGCGGTGTTGGGTAAATACGTAAAAGACAAGCGGCAGTTTTCGATCACGAAGGACGATCTGGCGGTGCTGGTGGAGAACTTCCGCAAGCGCAAGACAGGCGAAACAGTGATCGATTACGAGCATGCGTCGGAGTGGCCGGAAGTGGCGGCCGGGCAACCGGTACCGGCGGCGGGCTGGCTGCAAGAAATGGACGATGCTCCGGATGCGAAGGGCATCCTATGGGGACTGACGGAATTCACCGCGCGGGCGCTGGACATGATTGCGAAGAAGGAATACAGATATCTTTCGCCGGTCATTGCGTGGGGCGCGCGGGACAAAACTTCGGGCGAGCAGCAGGGGGTCACGCTCACGAGCATGGCCCTGACGAACCGCCCGTTTCTGGAAGCGATGCCGGCAATTCAATTGTCGGAAGCGTGGGTGGCGGACACGGAACCCGCCGAACAAGTGACGGAGAGGAGAAAGGAAAACATGCCAGTGAAAAAAGTGGTCCTCGCCGATCGCGCGGCCGGTACGGTGCGCGTGATCGCCGAAGACAACACGGAGAGCGTGTTGACGGTGGAAGGTTTCCCCGCGGAGCAAAAGGTAGTGCAGCTCTCGGACGTGAAACGCGACAAGGATGGACGAATGGATTTCGCATCGTTGCCGCATGCCGATTTGATCGCGGGCGAGGTGGTGGCGGCAATGGCGTCGCAGACCGCGCTGGATGCCGCGATTCAGGCGGGGAAGATTCTGCCGGCGCAACGGAAGCATTATGAGGTGCTGGCGCTAAGCGATCTGGCGGGCTTCGACGAGCTGGTGAAGGGGATGAAGCCACAGGTGGAACTCAACAAGGAGCGCGGCGTGGCCGGCCCAGGGGAGGAAGAAAACGGTCTGAAGCTGGCGGAGGCGCGGATCGAGCAGCTTATCGGCGAGAAGCGAAAGCTGCAGCCCGAACTCAGGTACGGAGCGGCGCTGAGGCTGGTGGCGTCCGAGAATCCGGAACTCTGGCGGCGGCGGCAGGAACTGCAAGACCAGAAGCTGACTGGCAGGGAGGCATAACGTGGCTGGGTCAACATATGTACTGGACAAGGCATACACCATCGACGACGCGGCGGGTGTGGGCCAGTATCTCTGCGTAGTGCGAGGCGCGGCGGACGGCGGCTGCAAGAAACCGGGGGGAGCGAACGCGGCTGGTTTTTGCGGCATTACCCAAGAGGCGCAGAGCAAGCAGAACAAAGGCGTGGCCGTCCGCAAACTGGGGATCTCGCGGGCCATCGCGTCGGGCGCGATTACACAAGGGGACCGGGTGAATATCGCCGGTGTTTCCGGCAAGGTGCAATCCTGCGAAGCGACGGTCACGCATGCGCCGGGGACCGCGGCGGTGACTGAAGTGATAGGCGTAGCGGAGACTACGTCGGTAAACGACGGGGACACCATTTACGTCTTCATCACGCCGTTCCCGGTGAACATCGCGGTGTCGTAACCGGGGCACAGCGGATTTTCCGCAGTAGACCGGCGTTGTGCCTGGTGAGCAACGCCGGCCGGGTGCAAATGTAGGCAGCCCCTCCAGGGGACTTTGGCGGGCGGACGCCGGAGGCTGCCGGGCCGAAACCGAGTAACAGGAGAAATCAAATTGCCGAGCTTACAAGACACTCACGTAGACGCGTTGCTGACCAACGTGAGCCTAGCTTTCAGTAACAACGAATTTGTGGCGTTGAAGGTCTATCCGGAGATTCCCGTGAGCAAGCAGTCGGACAAATGGCTGATCTATTCCAAAGATCGCATGCGGGTCCGGGACGATCACCGGCGTCCGGGCGCCGAGGCCAACGATTACGACTGGACCCTATCGTCGGACCAATATTTCGCGGACTCGCACGCGATGCGGGGGACGCTGCCCGATGAATGGAAGAACAACGCGGATCCAATACTGGCGGATATGGATGTGGATCTCACTGAGCAGCTCACCGAAAATGTGGGGCTGATTCAGGAAGTTAACCTGGTTACCTCGCTGGTGGCAAATGCCCAAACGGTGAGCGAAGCCGGCACCAAGTGGGACAACAACGCCAACGACCCCATCGCCTTAATCGATGCGCAGAAGGAAGTGGTCATGAAGGGCTGCGGCAAGCTGCCCAACAAGATGCTGCTATCGCGGCCGGTGTTCCGGGCGCTACGCAACAATGCCAACGTGGTGGGGCGCGTGACGGGCGCGCAATCACTGGACAAAGCCAACGTGACGGCGGCGCAGCTCGCGGCGGTGCTGGAAGTGGACGAGGTGATTGTGGCGGACGCCGTGAAGCTGACTTCCGCGGAGGGGCAAACGGACACCATGGATTTTGTGTGGGGCAAGTTGGCCGCGTTGTTTTACCGGCCACCAAGTCCAGGGAAGCGTACTGTGGCCTGGGGCTACACCATGAACTGGAACATCGGGATGAATGGCCGGCTTGTGTATCGTTTCCCGGAGCCGAAGCGGCACTCCGATCTGATCGAGACGCAGGTGTATTACGACCAGAAGGAAGTGGCGCACGGGGCGGGCATCCTGTTTTCGAATTGCGTCACGTAGGGCGCGATGCCGACTACGGCGACGGATATTTACGCGTTCGCCTGGCGGGCGGGCCGGGACGCGGCGGCGGCGGTGATCAGGAGAGAGCCGGGGTCACCGCAGCTTAATCGGATTCTCGAAAAGATCGGGAAGCTGAAACCGGATTTGGAGCAGAACACGCAGAAGCGGCCGGGCTGGAGCCGGGTGCCGCCTTTCGAGAGTGAGGAGAGGAAGACATGAAAAGCAAGTGGTGGGCAGCAGGTGGTGGGTGGCTGGCGGCAATGGTGATGGTTGGAGTGTTCTCGCTCAGTCAGCAGGCGGGGGCGGTGCCCAAGCGGCTGCTGACGATATTCGGCGGGACGGGAACCAACACGCAATTCACTGCGGGATCGATCGTGTTCGCTGGAGCCACGGACGGGAACTACACACAGGACAACGCCAACTTCAACTACTCGTCCGGCCTCACGCTGTTGACGGCCAACAAGGCAGCGGTGAACGCCGTGGATTCGTTGACCGTGGGCGGGGTGATCGTGCCGCAGTATTTTTATTTTCACTACCGGCAGACGGCCGGGGAGACGCCCACCACGGCCACGATCTGGAATGCGCCTGAGGGCTGCAAGCTGGTGGGGGTGTTGGAGCGGCATCTAGTGGCGGGGACGAACGGAAGCGCGGTGACGATCAACGTGTACAAAGATCCTAGCGGGACGGCGCCGGGGGCGGGCACGGCGCAACTCACCGCGGCGTTGAGTTTGAAGGCTACGATCAACACGAACCAGTCCGGGGCATTGAGCGCTACGCCGTCCGATCTGACGTTTGCGGCCGGGGATGGGTTGTCGGTGGTGCTCACCGGGACCATGACGGCGGTGGCTGGCGTTTCGGTGACGTTCAAATTCCAGAGGCTCTGACGTGGCGGCTCCTACACTCACTTTGGTTTCGCCGGCCTTTGGTCCTCCGGGCACGGCGATCACTCTGACCGGTACCGGCTTCGCGGCCGGTACGCAGGTCGGGTGTCCGGAGCTGGCGCCGACTGTGGTGGCGGGGAGTACGTCACTGACTGCTGCCATTCCGCTGGACGTGATGGGACCGGCGGGCGGCACTGTCACGGTCTATGTGTTTGCGGTCAATGCGGATGGGGGCCAGTCCGCGGGATTGCCGTTCAATGTGGTTTTGCCGGCGGATCGGCTACAGACTTACACGACGATCGAGGCGGTGTGCGGGGAGGTGGTGGGTTTCAAGCGGGGCGGGCAAATCACGGACGCGATCATTCTCGGATGGATGCGGACTACGGCGCAATCGGTCAACGGGGCGATGTTGAAGCGCGGGCTGCCGCTCGATCCGGCGTTGTGGCAGCAGCCGGCGGGGAACGCGAGTCCGGCGCCAGCGGGCGTGCTGGACATGATCAACCGGCTGGGGGCGGCGGCGCGGCTGGCTTCGGCGATGGGTGCGCAATTCTCGACTGCCGAGACGGGGCTGTCGAAGAATTTGCAGGGAGAGTATTTCCGGGAGCTGACTGCGTTGAAGAACGGCGATTACGACAAGCTGTTTCTGCCCGCGGCGGCGACGGTGGATAGCGGTCCGCAGCTCGCGGTGGGGGACGTGTCGAATCCCGACACCGGGGACGCGGATCAAGCTTTTTCGAAAGACCAAGTGTTTTAGGAGGGATGGACATGGTTGTCGGTTGTAGGTTGTGGGTTGTAGGAATGCTGGTTTCGTGGTGCGCGTTTGCGCAGTCGGGTCCGGCGTCACTCGGGAATAACGGGTGTTCGGGTGGGCCGGCGCAGCCGCGGTTGGCGGCTATCATTCCCGTGACGTTGCCGGACGGGGCGCTGATCAGCGTTCCGGTTTGTATTGTGCTGGGGCCGGGGATTCGGCTGAATACCGCGGTCAATCCGATGCAGTTGGATGTGGCTGTGGCGGGGGTGGCGGCGGTGCCACGGATGGTGGCCGAGCCGTTTGCGCTCGATCCGGCAACGGCGCAGGCCACGCTTACGCAGACGGTGACACTCGCGAATACTCCGGCGCCGAACACGTTGATTTTGGTGTGGCTGAAGTCGTCGGTGTTGGGGTCGGATGCGCTGGATGCAGTGCCGCCGGGGGCGACGAATCCGAAGACGTTGATTGTTACGCTGCCGTTGTACCGGCCGTTTACGGTGGCGGACCAGATCAAAGTTGTCTACTGGACGGTGGAATGAGACGGGCGCTGGTAGGGCTGTGGGTGGCGTCCGTTGCGTTTGGGGCCACTGTGTCCATCCAAGAGACTGGGACGCTCACCACGGGGAGCGGTGCTCCATTGTCGGGGCAATTATCGATTACGCCGACTGCGGCGTTCCTGGCGGCGGATGGGAATTCGGTGGCCATGACTCCGGTGGTGGCGTTTGTGGCCAACGGGTTTCTGAACGTGACGCTGGAACCGAACGATACCGGGGTGCCGGCATCGACCAGGTACGTGGTGGTTTACTCGCTCAAAGGCGGCGGGCAGTATACCGAGATTTGGAACGTCACCGGGAGCGGGACGAAGCGCGTTAGCGATGTGCGGGTGGCTACGTCGATTATTCCGTCGTATGTGGTGCAGCCGTCACAGATCGGGCAGGCCGGCGCGATGACGAACCAGGTGCTGGGATGGACCGGGTTGACGTGGGGTCCGGTGGCGCCGGGTGGAGCTGGGGCGGTGTCCAGCGTGTTCGGACGAACTGGCGTGGTGGTGCCGGCCAACGGGGATTATGCGTATGGGCAGTTGAGCGGCGTGCCTTCCACATTTGCTCCTTCCGCGCACGCGGCTGCGCACAAGAATGGCGGAACGGATGAAGTGGCGACGGCTACGCCGGCTACCAACTCGATCCCGAAGACTGGCGGGCTTTCGACGCTGGCACTGGGCTGGATTCCGATTATTCCGGAGACGCAGATTTCTTTCACTGACGTGACTACGGGCAATGTGTCCCTGAGCGCGCATGGGTTCGTGGCGAAGCTGCCGAATGACGCGACCAAATATTACGACGGGACGGGAGCGTGGAGTGTGCCGGCCGGCGGCGGGGGCGGACTGAGTGGCGGCACGACGAATCGGTTTTCTTATTGGACCAGTGCGACTACGCTGGGGTCGCATCAGTACCTGACCAATGGGTTGGTGGGACAGACGTACACGCCGGAGAGTCCGGTGCTGCAGAACAGCGGCGGGTGTGCGTTGTATATGGCCACCACGGGATCGGGGCCGTCCACTTCGCGGCTGGTGTATGACTGCAAGCTGGCGTCGGCGGCGCTCCAGGATTTTCAGTTGATCGACTCAGGCGGGAACGTGGTGCTGTTTAGTTCGATCGGAACCGGGTGGACTGTGAGCGGGTTGGTGGTGCCGGTGACCATCGTCGAGGATATTTTCATTCCGGCGGCGTTTCACAATACGGCCACCGCGGTGAGTGCGTGGGGGCCTTGGGAGATCGATAGCACGGCGACGGCGCCATTGTTAGAGCCAACGGGCGGGACGCAGAATGCGGGCGCGATCGCGATTTACAACACGGGCACGCCCACGCTGTATCACCGGCGGGTTTTGCCGTCAACATGGACCGGCGCGATTGACGTTGCGGTGTGGTGGGCGGACGAATGCTGCGGGTCCGGAAATGTGAAATGGACGGCGGCGCTGGGATGCGGCGCGGCGGGATCGGGCGTGTACGGATTGACGGGCAGCAATGCGCCTTTCGTGTTCAACACCGCGAGCAACGTTACCACCGCTAGCGCGGGCGCCGGGGCGCAACCTTTCCGGAGCGCGATGACGAGTCTGAGCGCGACCAATTGCGCGGCGGGCGCAGAGATCGCGTTGAAGATCACGCGCGATAACACCGTGACGGGCAACGTGGCGGGCAGGGTGAAGATGCTGTACGTGATGCTGACGATCCGGAGGACCAACTCGTAGTGTTTCGCTTTCGTTTAGAAGTCGCGGGGCAGGTGCAGATGGATCGCGGGATCGCCCGGTTCGCCGAGGGTGTGGCGGACTATCGTCCGATCTGGCCGGTCATCGAAGACGATTTCTATGCGCTGGAAAAAGATCAGTTCAAGAGTGAAGGGGCCGAGGGCGGTGAGCCGTGGAAGGAACTGACTCCGGAGTATGCGAAGTGGAAAGAGGCGCATTTTGCGGGGGCGAAGATTTTGCACCGGACCGGGGATATCGAGAGATCGTTGACGAATCCGAACGATCCGAACACGGTGCGGATCGAGGAGCGCAAGACGCTCACGCTGGGGACGCGGATTCCTTACGCGCTGTTTCACCAGGTGGGGACTTCGCGGATGGACGCGCGGCCGGAGATCCTGATGCCGGAGGCGTTCAAGCGGATGGTGATGCATCACGTCCAGGTGTACCTGGTGCAGATTGCGTCGCAGAGCGGGTTCCGGCCGGGGGGCCTCGATCCATTCACGGCGTCGAAGTTTGGGAATTTGTTCGGGAGTGGCTTTGCGCCGCGAGGGACGTCGCCGAGGCGGGGGCATGATGGACGGTGAAAAAGCACCGACTCCCTTACGGTCGCGGTTCGGTTACGGGAATTTGAGGAGGGTTGAAATGAAGTGGTTGCCGGGGCTGCTGGTGGTTTGTGGAATTGGTTGGGGACAGACGATCACTAGCGGCGTTGGTTCCGGATCGTCGGCATTGTATGCGCAGTTGTTGACGTCGCAGGGGGCTACGGGGCAATCGCTGGTGTTTGCCAATGTGCGGAATTTGGGAATTACGAATCATGTTTTTGAGTGGACGGTGCAGGGTGGGCCGGCTGCTTGCACGCTTGTCGTGCAGTCGTCGCTCGATGGGGTTACGTGGTCCACGGTTTCGACGCAGACTTGCACGTCGCTCGGGTCGTACGCGGTTGCGGGGACTTACCTCTATCTCACGGTGAATTTGACGGCGCTTTCGGGCGGGACCAATCCCAACATTTCGGTGAACTACCGAGGCTATTTGCCGGGACAGGGATTGCCGGTGCGGCCGGCTGAGGGCGGGACTGGAACTACTACGCCGTTCACCGCGGGGTCCGTGCCGTTCGCTGGCGCGCTGGGAGTTTACCAGCAAGACAATGCCAACTATTTTTGGGACTCGGTGAATCACCGGCTATGCCTGTTGTCGAACGCTTGCCTGAATACGCTGGACGTTGGGGCGGGACTTTTCAAGGTGACGTCTGCTGGGGCACTGACGGCGGTGAATGGCACGTTCAACGGGCCGGTGGCGGCAACTACGGGAACTTTCAGCGGGGCGGTGACGGCGCCGTCGTCTAGTGTTGCGGGCGCGATGCAGGGCGCTACGGGCGTGATCACGGGGGCAGATGGACTGACGGTGGCGGGGCGGATCGTGCCTTCGTATTTTTACGTGGAGTACCGGCAGACCGCGGGCGAGACTCCGACGACGGCTACGGTGTGGGCGGCGCCGGAAGGATGCAAGCTGGTTGGCGTTGTGGAGCGGCACAAGGTACTCGGGACTGATGGCGGGGCGGTGACTATCTCAGTGGCGAAAGATCCCACTGGGACCGCGCCTGGCGGAGGGACGGGGCTGTTGACGGCGGCGCTTTCACTAAAGACTACCAACAACACGAATCAGAGCGGGGCGTTGAGCGGGACGCTGTCGGATGTGACTTTTGCGGCCGGGGATGGATTGTCGGTAGTGCTGACGGGGACCATGACGGCGGTGGCGGGTGTGAGTGTGACTTTCAAATTTCAGAGGTTATAACGATGCGAATAGAGCCGGTCGAGGCTGGAAACATCGTCGCGAGCATTCAACGCGGCGAAGACGCGGGGACGATGTCGCTGTACCGGATTTTCCGTGGCGGCGTGCGAGTGTATTTGAGCCGGAGGGTGTCCTACGAGGACGTCGATGACCGGGTGCACGATGCATTCATGGTGGTTGTGGAGGCGATCCGAGCGGGCACGTTGCGAGATCCGGAACGGCTGCTGGGATTTGTCAGGACGGTGGCGCGGCGACAAGTGGGGGTTGACCATCAGCATTACTGGAAAAGGCGCGATCGCGCGGCTGTGCGGAATGAGGACGTGCGCGATCGCGGATTGAATCCGGAGCAGCTTGCGTTGCGCAGGGAACGCGTCCGCGTGATGGAAGAAAAGCTGGTTCGGATGCGCGCCAGCGATCGTGAAATTCTGGTGCGCTTTTATCGGGACGAGCAGACGGAGGCGGAGATCTGCGAGGGGATGCAATTGACGGCAACGCAGTTCCGGTTGAAGAAGTCGCGGGCCAAAGCAAAGTTGGTGGGGAGGGTGCATGGCTGAGCGGACGCGGTGTCCGTTTTACGGGTTTCATTTTGTGCCGGAGCAGAAGGTGATGGTGGACAGCAACGGTAATCAATGCGCGCTGGCGATGTCGGCGTACAGCCCTTGCCAGATGGAGATCGCCGGAAATGAGCCGTACTGGTGGTTGTGCCCCAGGAATCCGTTTGCCGGTGTCCTGATTCATCCCGCCGAACTGAAAGGTGGGACTCTGTTCCGGACGTGGTTTGAGGAGCGGACGAAGAGTTGAGATGGGGCAGCAGCTTGTATTGGCGGGGATCCGCAAAGCGCCGTCGCGGTCCGACGTGAAGGCTTGGGTGGCGTACAAGCTGGCCGGGTTTGAGTTGCGGCTGGATGCCCGGAAGGCGAAGCGGGCACGGAAGCGGGGGAACCGACTCCCTTACGGTCGCGGCTCGGAAGGACGGAGCGCGGAAGGAAAAGTGCTGGGGGGGGGGGATTCAAGTGCCGGAACAGATGGTGATTGATGGCTGAGTTTATCGGGCCGGTGATCGACGATTTGATCGCGATTGTGAAGAAGTATACGCCGGCGGCGCTGGCCGGGGCGGAGCCATTTCTGGATTTTGGGAAGGCGTTCACTGGTGTTGTGCCGAATATTCCGGCGGTGTGGGTGATGCCGGGGCAGACCTTATTCGATCCGGACAGTACGATCGTGCAGCAGCAGCACCGAGTGACGGTCAGGTTTGCGGTCGACGGGAGCGAGCCGGATCGCGTGGAAGAGAAGGCCGTGTTGTACATGAAGGTGCTGGACGGTTCAATTCGCTTTGCGGCGCCTGGCGACTGGACGGTAGTGCCGATGCGGGTGTTCATCCAGGCGCACGACTACGGTCCGCTTTATTCCCGCGGAGGCGTGCCGATGAAGCTTCCGGAATTACATCTTTTGGTGGAGGTGAACGAGCTATGAAGAAAGAACGGTACCGGGTGACGCTGCCCATTGAAGTGGACGGCAAGTTTTACAACTACGACGAGGTCGTGGAACTGGACGTCGATGCCGCGGCGCTTTATGCGCATGCGCTGATTGCAGTGGAGGAGAAAGCCAATGGCGGGAACAGCGAAGGATTATAACGTCGGTGAAATGGCGCAGGGGCCGGGAGAGCTGTGGGTGCTCGGGACGGCGCCGACCGATGGCACGGTGCGCGTGACGCTGGCGTCGGATGGGACTCCGGACGCCACGGCGCATCCGGCGTCGGTGCACCTGGGGGCGATCAAGAGCGCTGTCACGGTGGGCCTGAAACCGAAGATGGCGATGATCAACCTGGACCAGGACGATGCGCCGTTCGATTCGTTCGTGAGCGACCTGGAAGGATCGATCGAGGCGGACATGGCGCAGACGGAGTCGGCCAAGCTGCAGCGGATGCTGGGTGTCGCGACATACTCGACCGGAGGGGGCTACAAGCAAGTCACGTTCGGGGGGACGCTGGTGGTTCCGAAGCTGTGCATCGCGGCCATTTCGCCGGTGCGCGGATTTCCGAACCGGCACATTGTGTCATGCCTGTACTCGGCGGTGGCCACAGGCGGATTCACGGTGGAGATGGGGCGGGCGAAAGAGTCCACGTACAAAACCAAGTTTACCGGGCTGAGCGACTTCACGCGCACGGTTGGGCAGCAGATGGGCGTGGTGTCGCAGACGCTGGTGGACGAAGCGGGCGGGACACCCACGGCCAAGAATTTCGACGTGACGGAAATCTATCAGGGGCCGGCGGATTTGTGGCTGATTTCGGCGGCGCCGGTGGACGGGACTCCGCGGGTGATTCTGGATGCGGCGACGCTGACTCCGGACACGGGCACGCACGCGGCGTGCAAGCACCTGGGGACCACGGAAGGCGCGGTGACGATGTCGGTGGTTCCCAAGATCGATCCTACGCGGGCGGACCAGTTCGACGGGCCGATCGATATGTTTGTCGCGTCAGTGGCGGCGAAGATCGAGGCGGAGATGTCGCAAAGCTCGATGGAGAAATTGAGCCGGGCGCTGGCGGTGGGAGTGCGCACGCTGTCGGCGGGCGTGGCCGACCAGTTCACGTTCGGGGGGACGAACCAGGCGCCGAAGATTTGCGTCGCGGCGATCGGGAAAAAGCGGACGGATACTACCAAGGCGGTGGTGTGCTGTTTGTTTTCGGTGAACTCGGTGGGTGGGGTGACGGTGATGCATTCGCGGCAGAAAAAGAGCTTGTACAAGGTGAGCTTTGAAGGGCTGAAGGATGCGACGCGGACGGCGGGGAAACAGATCGGCGTGTTCCACGAAATGATCTAGGGCTTGGCATGGATCGCGGCGGCCAAGAGATGTTGATGGCGATGCGGTCGATGCGCTGTTTCTTCGATGCGTATATGGCCGGACGTTCCGATGCAGTGTTGGTGGATTCGGCGCGGGATGTGCTGAAGTGCGTTCAGGGTTTTTGCAGGATTCGAGGATTTATCGATGGACAAGGCAACCGAATGGGAAGCGAAGGACCGGGAAACGGCGCTGGCGGAAGCGGAACCGCTGACGCTGCCGAGCGGGATGGTGATCCTGGCGCGGCGGCCGGACCCGGTGCAACTGGTGGCGTGGAACAAGCTGCCTTTGATACTGGCCGGTGCGGCCGGCGGGGACACGGGCACCACGGCCGCGGCTCCAACGGATGAACAGCAGATGGTGGAAGTCGCCGGATTTTACCGGGACCTGCTGGTGTATTGCTGCGTCGATCCGCAAGTGTCGCTGGTGCCGGGGCCGGGCAAGATCCTGCCGGTGAAGATCCCGAAACAGGACTGGACGTTCATTGTGAATTGGGCCATGCGGTCGAGGGAGGCGGCGGCGCTGCGCTCCTTTCGTGATGGGCGAACAGATGGTGGCGGTGGTGGCGACGGCGAAGGCGTTTGGAGTCCGGCCGTCGAGCCTGCTGGCGATCGAGGACTCCACGCTGTCCTTGGCGTTCGACCTCGCGGCCGCGGTGAGGCTGCAGAAGGAACTGGCGGCGTCCAGGAATGACGGCGAAGAGGAAGAGTGGACGGGGAAGCAAACGCTTTTATGAGTGAAAGGAAGGAAGGAACAACATGAAGTGGCTGCAAATGGCAATGGCATTGTTTCAACTAATGCCGGAAATCTTTAAGCTGATCGGCGAGGCGGAGACGGCGATCGGAGCGGGCAACGGGGCGCTAAAAAAATCGCTGGTGATGGCTCCGCTGGCGGTGGCCGGCGCGCCGGCCGATGTCACCACGAAGATCGGGAATTTGATCGACACGGTGGTGTCGGCGAAGAATACGGCAGCGGTGCTGCCGCAGGCGAGTCCGATCGCAAAGGCGTAGATGGCGTTCGATTCCACTGCCGGGCTGTTGTTCACCATCGGGGCCGATTCGGAGGCTGCGACGGAGAATATCGCCCGGTTCCGACAGTTGCTGGGCAAGGACCTGGACACCATGAAGGAAGAGTTTCACGACTTTTCGCATGAGGTGCTGGGGAGTCTGCAAACTGTTTCCGGCGCGGTGACGGCCGGGGCGGCGGTGATTGGTGCTGCGGTCGTGGCATCGGCGGCTTTTGCACTGGAGGCGGCGAATAAATTTGTCGAGTATGCCGAGCAGGTGGAGAAGGGGTCGCTGCGGACGGGGATCGCAGCCGAGGACATGTCCGGGCTGATGTTCGCAGCCAAATCGATGGGCGTTGGATACGAGGCGCTGATCGGCGGGCTGACGAAGTTTTCCAGCTACATTGTGAAGTCGGCGGAGGACACTAACTACGCGAAGAGCGCATTTGCGAAGCTCGGCATTTCGCAAGAGGACGTGAAGGCGGGCATCGAGCACGAGCTGCCGCTGTTGATGAAAGCGCAGGATGCAATTCACGGGCTGGGCAGCCAGGTGGAACGCGTTGCGATCGTGCGGGAACTGATGAGCCGGGGCGGTCCGGCGCTTGTGCAGGTGCTGCAACTCGACGCGGTTCAGATGAAGGCGCTGACGGACCGGGCGAGGGAACTGGGGCTAGTGCTCAGCGAAGAGGACACCAAGGCCGCTAAAGAGTTCAAGATTGTGCTGGCTGATGTAAAAGCCTCGTGGGAAGCGATGTCGGTGTCGATCGGGCGGGTGGTATTGCCCGCATTGCGGGCGTTCGAGATTGGTGTGACGGCGCTGATGGACACGTTCCGTAGCGGGTATTCGGACATGACCACCTTTTTCACGGCCTATCTGGTCAATGTTGACAAAGCCATCGAGCGCACTGCCCTGATCGCGAAAAATAAAGAGGGCGACAAGAAACTGTTACCGGGTGCCGACGACGTGAAAAAGGCCATGGCTGATTTCACGGGGCTGTCGAACGTCATCGAAGCGCTGCGCATGAAGACGGCCGGGGCCGGCAACGAACTGGTGAAGGCCGTGGCTGAGATCCAGCACATGCAGTTGGAGGCGGCCAAGGCGCAGGAGAATTTCGAGAGGTTGAAGGCGTCGGGGACGTTGAGCGCGGAAACGATCAAGCGGGAGGCGGCGGCGCTGGCTGCGCTGCCGGCTGGGATCAATGCTCTGACGCTGGCGCTGCAAAAGAAAATCAACGAAAATATTTTGCTGGCCGGGGACGAACTGGATATCGAGATGAACGCGCAGCGAGAAAAGTCGCTGGCTGAGGAACTGGCGGCGTGGGATCTGCATATCGCGAAGCGCAAGGAACAGATGCAGAAGGCCGGCACGGACACCCTGGTGAACTTGGCGAAGCTGGATGCCGACCACAAAGCCGGAACCAAAAAGAGGTTGGACGATCACGCGGCCGCGGTGTTAGCGGCGGGCGAGGATTTGCGAGGAAAGATCAATGCGCAGCGCGAGCACGGGTGGCAGGAACAACTGGCAGCGTTCGATATCGAGATCGCGAAACTGAAAGAGCAGTACACCAAGAAGGGTGAGCTGACGCTGTGGATACAGGGGCTACTGTTCCAGTATGAAACGGCCGGGCACAACAGGCTGCTCAAGGCCAATGACGATGCCTGGGGTCAGGAGATGGTGAAGCTGCAGTCCAGCTTGGCGACGATGTTGAGCGCGCGATTGAGCGGGGCGGAGCGGATCAAGTTCATCTACGACGGAGATGTGGCGAAATTCAGCGCAGTGGAAGAAGAAAAGGTAGTCATAGCGACGCAGGGCGAAGTGAAGAAAGCCGGAATCCGGGCGCTGTTCGCGATGAACCGGGAGGCGCTGCTGAAGAAGGAAGAAAACGATTTACAGGCGTTGAAGAATTCGCAGGGGTGGCAGGGAGTTTTTGGGGGCGAGTTCGCGCGGCTGTTGAAGGGGGATGAGGCGGCGGCGCGGGAGTGGGCTGAGAGCTTGAACCAGTCCGCGCTGATGGTGAAGTTTTCGCTGACGGCGCTGAAACAAGAGGCCGAGGACGCGTTCAGCGGGTTTTCGAAGGGCATGAGCGGGAATATCGCGCAGGCCATTGTGTATTCGGGGTCGATCAAGCAGGCCATGCAGACGGCGGCGGCATCGGCGTTGGAGTCGCTGGCGGCGGAGTCTATCGGGCAGGCGCTTTTCGCCACGGCGTTGGGATTTTTGCGGCTGGCGCAATACGACGGAGCGGGGGCGGCTTCGGCATTTGAGGCGGCTGAACTGTTCGGGTCGATCGGGCTGGCGTCAGCGGTGGCTGGCCGGGCGATCGCGCCGCCATCCGCGTCGGCTGGAGCTGGGGCCGGATCGACGGCGGCGGCCGGGGCTGGGCCGTCGTCGAACCAGAGCGTGCTGCCGACGAATAGCGCGGCGGCTTCGACGGACCGGTCGCGAGTGACGGTGAACGTCTACGGGCATGTGTTCGGGTTCAGCGGGGTGGAGGAATTGGCGGGGGCGCTGAACGATGCGGTGAGCCAGCGGGACGTGCGGTTGATTGCGACGCAGGTGAAACAGGCTACGAGGGCCACCGTATGAAGAGCGCGGATCGATTTGAAGCGATGCGGCTGGCTTGCAGGCGGAAGCCCCACGGGACGCGGGCGCGTTATGTATCCGGGTGCGGGTGCGTTCCCTGCCGCGCGGCGAATTCGCGCTATGAATCCGGCCGCATGCGCGCCCGGTTGAGCGGTGACTGGAACGGGATCGTGAGCGCTGAGCGGGGCGCGAGTTCATCTGGCCGAGTTGTCCGCTATGGGAATCGGGCGGCATTCAGTCGCGGAGGCGTGCGACGTCTCGGAAGAGATTCTGTGGGGTATCGTCTCCGGTTCCCAAAAGAACATCCGCGCACGAACGGAGCGGCGAATTCTGGCGGTGGATGAGGGAGCGCGGCGCGGGGCGTGCCTGATGCCGGCGGCGGCGACGTGGAAGCTGTTGCGGGAACTGCTGGACCGCGGCTTTTCGAAAGTGCAGATTGCGGAATGGCTGGGGAACACGAAGGCATTGCAGATCAACCGCAAGCGCGTTACGGCCGCGACGGCCACGAGAGTGGAACGGATGTACCGGCTGTTGAACGCGGGCAAGCTGGAACGGACGCGGTGATGGAACCGGAAGAAGACGGGCTGCGGTTCGCTGGTTCAGTGGGCGAGTGGGACGAGTTGGCGGAGGACGTGGACGCGGTCAGTGAGTCGATGAGCGATGAGGACACCGAATAGATGGGGCTGCCGAAAGTCAATTACGATCCCGGTGGCGGGGCGGTGGATTTGTTGTTTGCGCGCGGGCCGAATGGGTTCCGGTGTTTTTATCATGCGCGGGTGCATGACAATCTTTCGACTAGCGGCGTCGCGCGGGAGCGGGTGACGGAGGGGCTGGACATGTTGATCACGTTCAGCATGCCGGCGTTGAAGGTGTCCGACGATTATGCGGGGTGGATGGCGTTTTCAAAGTTCGTGCTAGGCGGGGGGCAGTTCACGTTTTTTCCGAACGTGGACCATTTGGAGAACGCTTATCACTGCCTCAGCGACGATCAGGATTTTGCGCCGGCGCGGGTGGGTCCGCAGACTTACACGGCGGCGTTTCAGTGGAGGATCGTGCCGGATGGGAGCGCGCCGGCCGATCCGGGCGTGGTGATGCAAAAGTTTTACGGGCTGTGATGGAACGTGCGGCGATGGAAGAGTTGAAGCGGATCACGGCGGGCGGGACTCGGGTGCGGATCGACATGTCGCCGAGCGAGGGGCTGATGCTGGTGAATCTGATCCAGGTGGCTTCTTCGAATGTCGGGTGCGATGGGCCGGATTCCATATTCGGGCAGCGGATGGTGGAAACCGTGGGGAGCTTCTTTGGGGCGCGGACCGCGATCGGGGATTTGATCCGGAGCGGATGGACGGTGGCGAAGTGATTGAAAGGCTCATCGGGTATGGGCTTGGGTTGGTGCTAGTGCTGGTGCTGTTTTGGGCGGCGTATTTGGCCGTGGCGGAGTGGGGTTGAGTGATTCAGACTAACGTACAGTTCGATGCGAAGAATGCGGCGCTGGGGAAAAAGCCGATTTATGTTTTTGCCATCGGCGGCGAGGCGCGGGTTTATTCTACGCATGATCTGACGGTCGAGGGCGTGGGTGCGCCGCCGGTGTTTGTTCCGTGGCTGAAGACGCCGCAGGGGGCTACGCAGACTATCGACATTTTGAACGGGCAGTCGTCGATCGGGGAGTTGGTTTGCGAGGTGGTCGACCAGGGCGGGTCGGTGCGCGAGCTGGTGGGGTCGTCGACGCTGGAGGGGCAGTCGGCCACGTTGTCCGTTGGATATCCGGGAATGGACTGGGCGAATTTTGTTCCGCTGCACACTTACCGGCTGTACAAGATCTTGCCTTCGGGGGATTACACGTCGTGGCTGTTTTCGTCGCGGGATTTGCAGATGGTGGCTAAGCGGTCCGTTTATATTCATCCGGAGAATGGGCGGGCGATTTCGGATTCGAATCCTTGGATTCTGATGGGGACGCCGGGGGAGATCGCGCAGGCCGTTTACTTGCTGGCGCTGGGAAGGCCGGTTACGGAGATCGATCGCGCGGCGTTTGCGGCGCTGGACTCCGGCGCCGAGGGGCTGTTCAAGACGGTGCGGCCGTTTCTGTTCGTGATCAACGCGGCGTTCGAAGCGAAGCAGTTTTTGGAGACGGAGATTTATAAGGCGTGCGGGCTGTATCCGGTGATCGACAATCTGGGGCGGCTTTCGCTGAAGGCATTTCGCGCGCCCGCGGGTGGCGTGGCGTCGGCTTTCACTTTCACGGCGGACAACATGACGGTGCTGCCGGGGATCGACCGGCAGCCCATCATGAACGAGATTATTTTCTCGATTGACTTCGACGGGTCCGCGTACCAGAACGAGCTGGTGTATGTGGACGGGGCGTCGGTGAGCTTGTATGGGCGGGCGGCGCAGTTGGTGGTGCAGTCCGCTGGATTGCGCACGGTGTTCGGGGCGCAGTGGGTGTGCGAGGAAACGGCGGCGCGGCTGTTCACGCGATTCGCGGGGACTCCGGTGGGACTGCGGGGCGGGGCGCTGATCGCGAACATCGAAGCGTTTCTGATGACCATGCCGGTGTGGGCGGGCGATTACGTGAAGGTGACGCATCCGCTGATGCCGGATTTGTTGACTGGAGCGTTGGGCGTGACGGACCGAGTGTACGAGGTGGTGGACCGGACGCCGGATTTTGCGAACGGGCGGATGAAGTACCGTTTGCTGGACACGGGGCTGACCGGGCAGTCGGCGGCGTTTCAGTTTGCGCCGAGTGGGCGGGATTTTGTGATCGGGACGTCAGCGAGTTACTGAGGGGGATTGGATGGGGAAGAAAGACAAAGGGAAGGGGCCGCTGATGAACGCGGATGAACGCGGATTGGACGGTCCGGAGGTGGTGGATGTGCCGGCCGCGCCTCCGGAGTTCACGCTGAACGCGCGGAATGGGTTCGACGTGCTGGCGCTAGTGGCGATTGTGTCGCTGGCGGACGGGATGGGGATGAAGGCGCAAGATCCGGAGAGGTTCGCGGAAATGCAGTTCAGGCTGCGGGAGTTCGAGTTGTACGAGGAAGCGCACCGGGGGGAATGATGCCTGCCTGCCCATACTGTTCGGAAGCCATCCAACCGGGCGAACCAACGCAAAGCATATCGCACAATGGCCAGCCTTGCGAGTTTCACGTTGAATGCACGGTTCGGATGGTAGCCGGAAGCGTGGAGCACCAATTGGGCAAGTGTTCCTGTTATGGAGGTTCGGAAGTTGAACCGGCCCTGTCGCTGCGCGAGCTGGCGCGGCGGGCGTACAAAGTGTTTCAGGAGACGACTGGTGGGCGGGCGCGTTGCGATGAGGGCCGGGCGGCGAAGTGGAGATGGAACTGAATGGCGGACGTGAAACAGATTGCACCGGCGCCGTCACCTCGGGAGTTGCTGGAACGCGTGGAGCGGGAGACGTGTCCGGCTTGCCGTTTGGGGCGGTATCACACCGAACGCGAATGGCTGAATCATCCGCGGGCTGGGACGGGGTTGAGCAAAGACACAGTGCGGACGGGGAAAACGTAGATGGCCACGTTGATTTTGACTTCGTCGCCGGGGTTCGCGGAGGTTCCGGACTCGACGTTCGATGGGGGGAATCCGGCTAGCGCGGCGAATTTCAAGGCGCTGAATTCGGCGGCGAAATTCGCGGCGGTCCGGACGGAGGAGTTTTGGGGCTTTTATAAAAACGCGGAGACTGTGGTGCTGCCGGTGTCGGTGGCAGACGGGTACGCTTACGCGCGCGAGGAACTGCAATACACCTACGAGATTTTCCACACTGGGGGCGCGCCGGCTACGCCGTTGGCGGGGTCGCAGGTGGTGCCGGGGAAGGGCGCGGGGAGCGGGCCGGGGAACCTGCTGGCGTTCGGATTTGTGGTAGGGCAAGCGACGGGGCTGGTGGTGTGCAACGTTTCCTACTATGTCGCCGGCGGGGCGCAGACGGATACCAATGACGGGATTTTGATTGTGCATACGTGCGCGCGGAGGCAGAGGTGAAGAAGGGGGCGGGGAGGTGAAGAAGGGGGCGCGGAGAATTGTCGAGCTTGAGGATCGGGGCCAGGACTTCACTGAGTTTCTGTTGAACGGAAACAACACCATCGTTGACGTTAAGCCGTTTCAGGCGTGGGTGTGGATGGGATTTCGGATCATGCAAAAGCGGATACGGCCGGGCATGGCACCTCGGCTGGAAAAACGCGGGCAGCTTCCGGTGACGTTGAAGTATCGCGTTGTTTCGGTGAGGTTGGCGAACTGATGCTGGTGGATGCGGCTCCGAATATTGAACGCGCTGGGGTGATCGCTGGCTTTGTGCTGTCGGCGGCCGGGGCGGCGTTTGGTTATGAGCGCGTGGTGGCCTGCACGATGGGCGTGCTGTTTGCGCAGAGCGTAATGTACCGACCGGCCGTCACGCCGAGTCTGCCGCTGGTTACTTTGGGGCAGCAGTCGTGGCTCTTTTACAACTCTGTTGCCGGTGGGGATAACGGGTTCTATTGGGCGAATGCGCCGGTGCCGGTGGTGGCCGACGATGCGTTTGTCGGGTGGGCGGTGGCGGATGCCACGCACGTCGTCTTGACCAGCTCGCAGCGGATAGTGGTTCCCGATCCTACGGGGGCGCAGGTGGACGTGATCCCGCTGGGTCCGGTACTTGGGGTCGGGCCTGGCGGCGGGACGCATGGAGACACCGGCATGCCCGCGGTGATGCAGTACACCACTACGATTCTGGGCAAGGGGGCGATTTCGTTCAGCCAGTTGAATCCGGCGCCACCGCTTGCGATTCCGCTGCCGGGGGATTGGTACGCGAAGTCGAGCTTGGGGTCGCTCGGGTCCGCTACATTCCGGATCAACTATCGGGATGAGACGGCGGCCGCGTTGGATGCGCTGACGGCGGACGTGGACGCAGTGACCACCAGTCTTCCGATGGGCGACCTGACCCATTTCGTCAATCATGCGTTTTACCTGATCGATCAGGAGATCGTGCAGATGGAGCAGGCGACGCTCATTCTGCGCGGGGGTCCGGTGCTGGGGCCGGTGCAGTTTACGCGCGGGTGCCTGGGGACGATCGCGCGGCCGCACTTTGGGCCGAAGACCATTACGGGCGCGACGAATGCCACGCCGATCGTGCTGACTTGCGTGGGGCACGGGCGGGTGCAGGATGAGTCCACTGTGGTGAGCGCGTCGGCGGTGGGCGGAAACACGGCCGCGAATGGCGGATGGGGAGTCGGGGCGGTGGCGGCGGACACGCTGGAGCTGCAAGGCTCGGCCGGGAACGCGGCGTATACCAGTGGCGGAGTGCTGGCCGGGTCACAAGTTTACACGCTGCAGCAGGCGACCGCGGCATTCGTGCTGCCTCCGCAATTGTTCGTGGTGCAGACCGAGGGGTATGCATGGGCGTCATCATCGGTGGATCTGCCGCACGCGCTGATCGCTGCGGTGGAGAGCTGGTGGACGAATGCGTTTGGAGATTCGACGCACCAGTTCTATTCGCAGATCAGCTACAACCTGGGGCACGGATTCCAGGCGCCGCGGACGCAGGTGGGCTACGTGGTCACGCTGGAAGTGGATGGCGTGCTGGGAATCGAGCCGGACGCGACCAAGGAAGTTTTGATTCCCTACGATTCGTCTTGCCACAACGTGTGGGCCACGGTGTTGGGCGTGCCGTTGGGGGCCGCGGTGCGATTGCTGTTGAAGCGCAATGGGGCGGCGTGGGCTGCGCCGAGCATTCCGGACGGGGCGGCGAACTCGGCGGATTATTTGAACGGGCTGGCGCTGGCGCCGCTGCTGAAGGGTGACCGGTTGGGGCTGGATATTACGGGCGTGGGCACGGGGTCGTATCCGGGATCGAGGTTGAGTGTGCGGGTGGTGTTGTGAAACGGCTATGTACGGGGCGGGTGATATTGACGGGGACGGAGGCGCGGGGGATCGCGCTGATGCTGGCGAGTTACCAGGGATTTCTGGAGTCGGCGATCCGGGATGCGTTGGTGTGTGGAAAGGAACCGACAGCGCGCGCGGTACGGAAGCTGGTGGCGATAGATCGCGGGCAGTGGGAGAAGGCGGAAAAGTTTCGGAAGGGGTTGGTGGGCTGATGACGGGACAAATTGCGGGCCGCATCTTGCCGATTCGTGTCAAGGCGCTGATCGTGGAAGTGGCCGAGCAGTACAACGTGGTTCCGGCTTCGCTGTTCGACCGGCGCGGTCCGCTGGTGAACACCGTAGTGAAGCGGATCATCATTGGGCGGCTGAGCAAGCAGGGCATAGCGGACACGGTGATCGCGCGGTTTCTAGGGATGCATCACACGTCGGTGTTTCACCTGAGGCGGCAGGCTCAGGAGAGGATCAATCTGGCGCGGGAAATAAATTGGGAGATTCCGGTGCCGGACTTGAGCGGGGAGTGGGCGATTTGAACGCAGTGGCGCAAGAAAAACTCGGGATGACCGTGCAACAGGCGCGGAGGCTGGCGGCGCAGAGGCTTGTATTCGGCGATCCGGATCAAATACGGGCGTTCGAGGTGCTGGAGGTGTACGAGGAAGTGGTGGAGTGGCTGGGCGTGTGTGAAGGGGAAGTTTGCCAGCACTGTCAGAAGGAGTACCGGAATATGGATCTGGCGGAGTTGAGGGGGCATTAGTGGCTGAGTTGCAACAGATCGCTGAAGCATCGCCTGCGGCCATGTGGTGCGCCGCGGGCCGGCTGGTTGGCGCGGTGTCGATCCTGCTCAACGATCCCTGGTGGAGACAGTGGGGCGTGGAGAAGCTGGTGCGCGGCCACGTAATGCGATTGGAAGACCTGGTTCGCCTGGAAGCGGATATTGCCCATGCGTGCAAGCGTGCAAACGTGCGCGCGCCGAAACTGGCGGAGTTCTTTGGAGGAAGCGTTGGCGGTTGAGGCGATTTACAAATTGGCGCCGCATCGGACGATGCACCTGCGGGCGTTTTCAGTTGGATCGGCGGCGGCTATGACGGCGGCGGCGGCCAACGGGTTCACTGTCTCGGGAGTGTTGCGGGCGGCGGATCACTTTGCGGTGGTCACGCTGTTCGACGCGGACGACGTGTTTGGGCATCCGCGGTGGGCCTATTTGCCGGACTTCGATTTCACCAGCGTGGTGCTGCAGTTCGATGTGCTGTACGACGCGGGGTTGCAGCCGATCGACTCGCCCAAGTTTCCGTCGATTGACTGGCCGTATTTGGATGTGACCAAGGCGGACGGGACTTCGGCGCAGGTGAATTTGTTTGCGCACGCGGTGCAGCAGGCCGGGACTTATACCAAGGCGGCTGCTGTTTTTACTTTGAATGGGACGCCGGCGACGTTCGATCGCGTGAGTCTGTGGTATGAGAATCTGGCGTTCGATTACATCGTGAATCCGGGGGACACCGCGGCTACGGTGCTGGCGGCGATCGCGGGGCAGATCAATGGGGCGGCTTATTCGGGGATCGGGCTGACGGCTGTGGTCGCCGGCGTCACGCTGACGGTGACGGCGGACCGGGCAGGGATCGACGGGAACTACATCCAGCTTTACGAGCTGCACAAGAATGCGAATTTGTTTTTCACGCCGGCGGGATCGACGCGCCTGGTCGGGGGGAGTTCAGCGGCTACGTGGAGAGTGACGCTGGACTTTTCCGCGCTATCGATCCCGAGCATCCGGAAGATGTGGCTGACGTTCGCGGCGCGGATCGCGAATGGGGTGGCGTATGTGGCGTCGGAGTTTGTGGCTACGTTCACGAACTGGACGGTTACCGATCCTGGGGGGAAGCGGCCGCTGAAGGTGGCTGGGCCGGGGTCGGTGCGCGTGGGGTCGCGAGATCGCTGGGCGGTGTACTCGGGATCATGGGCGGAGGAGGCCGGGTTTTATGCGCAGGGGTTCGCGCACCACACGTCGGCGGTGGGCGATCGCGTGACGGTCAACTACTACAGCCAGGCCGTGCACGATTTGTATTTGGGGACGTCGCTGTATTCCGATCGCGGGATTCTGTCGGTTTCGCTAGACGGGGATGGGGCTACGGATCTGGATTGTTATTTGGCTGAGGAGCCGGCGGTGGTCACGCGACGGAAGTTGCGTGGGGGCGTGGCGGCTGGGCAGCATTCCGTCACGCTGACGCTGGAGGCTGGGAAGAATGCGCTTTCCACTGGGTTCAACGTTTATTTCGATTATCTGGAGGCGGCAGTGGCGGCCGATGTTCCGGACGCAGTGGTTGTTTACAGCGATCGTTCGGTGGCCACTGATTTTGATACTGACCATACTTATCGGCTGCCGCCGGCGCGGCTGGTGTGGCAGATCAATCGGTCGGGGCTGGTTGGGGAAGTGGATCACTACGCTGGAGTGTTCTGGTGGAATCAGCGAGTGCGCGTGGGTGGTTCGTTCCCTGTGGCGACAGTTACGTTTGGCGGGACGTGGGTGGATGGCGACACGGCGTTCGTGACCATCGGGGGAACGGCAATGGGGAAGAGCGTGTTTCCCGCCGATACAGTTTCGACGATCGCCGCGCACTTCGCATCCTTTATCAATGAGACGTTTGTCGGCGTATGGGCAAGCTCCGTTGCGGGCGTGCTCACCATCACCTGTTTGTCCCCGCAGTATTCGTTCACGCTGACTAGCTCGTTCACTTCCACGCTGGGGACGCTGGTGCAGGCGGGATCGCTGACTGGCGGCGTGGAGGGCGTGTGGACCATCGATCCGGCTGTGACGCCGGTGTTGAATCGGGCTGTGACTGACTGGCATGCGGATTACTTTGCCGTGCTGGTGGCGTACGGGATGACGGCGACTGTCGCGTTCAGCATGGAGCTTGTCGATCCGCCGGACAATCCGCCTGGGACTGTTTGGGCGCAGAGATTTTTGGATGGTACGGCTGTGGTGACGGACACCGGGTTCGCTGCGTTGAAGTCCACGCAATGCACGTTCAATGCTACGTTTCGCGCATTCCAGCAGCAGGCGTTCAAGGAGATGGCTGGGCTGATGAATGCGGCCGGGTTGACTCCGTGGCTGCAATTCGGGGAGTTTCTTTGGTGGTTTTTCGACTGGCACGGGTCGCCGCATGTGGCCGCGGGGATGGCGTTTTACGATGCCGATACTGCTGCCGCTGCCGTTGTGGCTTTGGGGCGGGCGCTGGCGTCGTTCAATTACACTACTGACGATCCGGCGGTGAATGGGTTTGCCGATGCCGACTTTTTGCGCGGGCTGATTCAGGCGCACACGGACGCGATCGTGACGTTCGTGAAGGCCACGTATGCCGGGGCGAAGTTTGAAATCCTGTGGCCTTATGACGTGAATTATCCGGTGCTCACGGCGGTGGCGGCTCTGGGCGGGAGGTTGAACCGGTACGTGAATTTGCCCGCGGGTTATCTGGTGAAGGCCGGGTCCAACTTGGATCGGTGGAAGACGGAGGCGCTGGCGTTCGGCGATGTCGAGCGTGATTTGGGGAAGGCGCAGGAGACGGTCCGGTTTCCGTATACGGCGCCGCTGGGGTGGGCGCGGGCGGACGTGCGGTATCTGGCTCCGTGGAACAACTCGGGGTGTCCGTGGGCTGCGGAGTCGCTGCTGGCGTCGCGGGAGTTGGTGGGCGGGGTTGCGTTTTGGGCTTGGGATCATTTGAATCTGTTTAGCTGGCCGCTGCCGTTGCCGAAGGAGTTGGCGGGGACTGCGACGCGGGTGGCGGCGTGAAGGCAACCGAGACTCTGTTGATGCGACAACGGCAGTGGTTCTGCGATGTGTGTCACCAGATGATGGGGCGATGCACGCATGCGGGCGGCGATACCAGCGGGCGGCTGCTCTCTGAGTGCGGCCATGAGTTACCGGCGAATTCGAAGTCGGTGAACCCGTGTTGTGAGTGTGCAAAGATTCCACACTCGCGCACGAACCCACGAGCGTTGGAAGCGATCCATAGAGCGGCACGGGCTACGCGGGTGGCGGCGTGAAGAAAAAAACCAAATCTGTAAGTTTCCAGCCCGAGCAGTTTTTCTCGCGAGCCATCGTTACTCGAATTCCTTCAACGGACGGAAGTGAGGAAGTGACGCTCAAATGCGGGCATTCCATTATCTGCATCGTTCGAGTGCCGGCTGATGCGATGTACTGCCCAGAGTGCGTGAATGTCTTTCTTGCGACGAAGAGGGGCGCGAAGTGAGGGATGGCGAAACAGTTGCTGGGGGGGGGGCGTTCAATGGAAAGAGGAAACGGCCTATGTGGATGTACATTCCGGAATCAAAATCCTGTCGCTCTGCGCGGGGATTGGCGGACTCGATCTTGGCATCCGACTGGCTGAGCCATCTGCTCGAACCATCTGCTACGTGGAGAGGGAAGTTACGGTCGCGGCAATTCTGGCGACGCGCTTTGGCGATGACGGCCTGGACGCAGCCCCTATTTGGTCGGACGTTCGGACCTTCAACGGCAAACCGTGGCGCGGCCGAGTGGGTTGCATCGTGGCCGGATATCCGTGCCAGCCGTTCAGTTGCGCTGGGCATCGACGGGGCCGGAAAGACCCTCGGCACTTGTGGCCGCACGTCGCGCGGATCATCGGCGAGGTTGGGCCGGAGTGGGTCTTCCTTGAAAACGTCGCCGGTCATCTGCGGATTGGATTTCGCGAGGTCGCACGCAAGCTACGATGCATGGGTTACGAGGTTGAGGGTGGATTGTTTACGGCGGAGGAAGTCGGCGCGACACATCGGCGGGAGCGGCTATTCGTGTTGGCCCACGCCGGATCACAATGCGGCGGCGTTGGGCTGTCTGACCGATTCCGGATACCAGAAAAAACTCAGTGTGGAGGCGAACAACTGGCGGACGCCGCTGGCGACAGACGCATTCGCGCCGAATCGGAAGCGGATCGCGGGGATCGGCAGGTACCAGCTTCGGGAGGAAGTGCAGGTGGGTTGTTTCCTCCGGGGCCGGAAGATCGCAGGGCGTGGGGCGAAGTCCTTAGAGCCGATGCGACGGTTGAACCCTCGCTTCGTGGAGTGGCTGATGGGGTTCCCGCTGGGGTGGACAGAGTCCGCGCCCTTGGGAATGCGGTTGTTCCGAGGGTGGCAGCGCTCGCATGGAGAACCTTGCGCGAGCGGTTTGGTTGAGGGTGTCGCGTGACGGAGACGCTGAGAGTGCTGGGCGGCGGGCTGCTTGGCCGGCTGGAAGAAGAGTGCCCGCTGGTGGAGGTGCGGCCGCGGTTGGATCTGGGCCGTGAAATGTGGGAGATCGCGGGCATCCGGGGGGGGGCAACTGTGATTTCCGTTAGGTGGCAGAGCTTGTCCTGGGCCTGCAAGATGTTTCGGGACCGGTACAAGAGGCTGGTGATCGGGTAG